TAAACAGTTTCTCTTTTTTTATCAGTGCAATGAACTGGCCTTTGGGTCACGTCTAATGCCTTCAAGTTTGTAGTAATAATATTTGAAATACCTTGAACATAACCTACTTCGCCAATTTTTTCAAGATCAGACAACTGTAATTTAATAGTTTCAACAAAGTCCATAATATTCATCGCATCTTTACAAGTTTCATTTAAAAAAACCTGTAAATTAAATGTTTTATTATGGGAGTTATTAGTTGTATTGTGACTATTTGATGTATTACTACCGGCATTCTTAGCAATTTCCAATACAACATTTTGTTGTTCAAATAACATATTTTTTAATTCAGTATTCTCCTTCATAAGATATTTTACGAGATAATTTATATCCATTTGCTCTTCATCTTCTAGATAGTCTTTATACTGTTGTTTACAATTTTTTTTATGAGACCATAAACCGTTTCGTGAAGAATATTCTTTGTTGCATAAATCGCAAAGATAGATGTTTTTTGATGTAAAATCGTCACAAATTACATCATTTTTACTATATTTAGCATGTTTAGATGTGGAAAGATGTCTGTTCCAATCTCCTCTTTTAGAGCATTTGAAGTCACAAATTTCGCAGCAAAATTTTTGGATGTTTTTGATGTTTTTTTTGTCACAAATTACATCCATAAATTAGGTAAAGAAAAGTTTCTAAATGATTTTTTTAAAAAAATATAAAAAAATTACAATCACATTTTTTTATTTTTTCGTTTAATTTCACACCATAATTTTTAAAATGGTAACAAAAATTTTTCGTCAGTAAGGACATTTTTCACTTTTCATTTTTGGACATTTTTTTTGTCCATTTTTAAAAAGTTCAAATACTTTTCATTTTTTGAATTGATTTTTTTTCGCTTCATGTGTAGTGAATTTTTTTGAGACAAAATTCAACAAATTTAAAGAATTCCCTTCATAATGTAGTGTCTCGGTCTTTAAATCCTTTTTTAAAATATATAAAATTGAATAAAAATAATCAAATATAAATACTTTCATAAATAACTTAAACTTTATACATCATATTAACTAATGAGATTTTTAGTTTTTGATACTGAGACAACTGGATTGCCTCAAAGTAAATTTATTGGACCATCTACATTAAATCTTTGGCCTCATATTGTTCAGTTTAGTTACATTATTTACGATTCTTCACTTAATGATATTGTAGAATCTAAAGATTACATCGTTAAACTTCCAGAAAGTATTCTAATATCGGAAGAATCTTCGAAAATTCATGGAATTACAAATGAAATGTGTAATGATAGAGGAGTTCCTATTGATGAAATACTTGATGAATTCTTTCATCATTTAAGAAATACTGATAGATTAATTGGTCATAATATTGAGTTTGACATTAATATGACCAAAGTTGAATTATTAAGAATTATTAATAACAATTTAGTTTCACAAAAACAAATTAAATTAAATAAAAATAATTTGTATTTCTTATCAATGAATGATAAAATCTCATGTACTTTAAAGGATTCTATTACTTTTTGTAATATTCAATCAACTGATAAATATGGTAAAAAATATCTAAAATATCCAAAATTAATTGAATTACATGAAAAATTATTTAATCAAATTCCTAATAACCTTCATAATTCATTTAATGATATATTAGTAACATTAAGATGTTTTATGAAATTAAAATATGATATTGATTTATTAAATAATTGCGATAAATTTACACAATATTCAAATCAAATCGGATTGATATAAACAAATTTAACTTGAATTATATTTTTTATCATTTAATAAATATATTAGAACTTTGTAATATATTTATACTTTTATATTAATGATATACTTAACTAAGCAGAGCACATTTCACAAATTTCATCATGTTCCTCTTCTGATGGTTTTTGGTCTGGTTCAATTGTAAATTGTTGTGCCTGGTGTTTAGCTTTTCTTCTTAAATAATAAATACCTGTCTTTAATCCTTTCTTCCAAGAATAAAAATGCATAGAGGTTAATGTATTATATGTTGGATCTTCTACCCATAAATTTAAGCTCTGACTTTGACAAATAAACGCACCTCTATCAGCAGCCATATCAATTACATGTTTCATTGGAATTTCCCAGACTATCTTATACTTATTTCTAATATGTTCTGATAACATTGTTAATTGTTGAATCGAACCCTTATTAGCAATAATATTATTCTTTATTTGTTCATTCCAAACACCTAAATTAATCAGTTCTCTCATCAAATATTTATTCACAACAACAAATTCGCCTGCCAAAGTCCTGCGACTATATAAGTTACTTGTAAATGGTTCGAAACATTCGTTAAATCCTAAAATTTGTGACGTAGACGCAGTTGGCATTGGTGCAACTAATAGAGAATTTCTAAGTCCATGTTGTTTAATCGATTCCTTGAGTTTATCCCAATCGTAACGATTACTTGGTTCTACATTCCACATATCAAATTGAAGAATTCCTTCTGATGCCGGAGAACCATCGAATGAACTGTACGCACCTATATATTTCAAGTCACTAGTCTTTTTAATAATATATGATTGTAATTCATATTGATTTAATTCACTCATAATATCTACTTGCCTTGGACAGAATTTTCTTATATACTCTTCCCTTTCAACGGCTATTTCATTGCTTTTTTCTAGTGATGCATGATAAATAGTTTCAAATATTAATTTATTTACTTCTCTCGCCTCATCCGAATGAAAAGGTATATCCATAAGAACAAATGTATCGGCTAATCCTTGAACACCTAAACCAATTGGTCTGTGCTTTAAATTGCTTCGTTTTGTCTTTTCAGTTGGATAAAAATTAATGTCAATTACATTGTTTAAATTATTTGTAATTACCTTTGTAACATGATGAAGCTTATCATAATCAAATTTCTTTGTAACTGGATCCACAAATGTTGGCAGACCAATTGAAGCTAAATTACACACAGCAGTTTCTTTATCGTTTGAGTATTCAATGATTTCTGTACATAAATTAGACGATTTAATGGTGCCAAGATTTTTTTGATTTGACTTGGAATTCGCAGCATCTTTATATAACAAATATGGAGTGCCTGTTTCCATCTGCGCATCTAAAATCTTAAACCATAAATCACGGGCATTAACTGATCTTCTAATCTTACCTGCCAATTCATATTTTTCATATAGTTCAACAAATTTTTCACCGTAAACATCACTTAATCCAGGACATTCATGTGGACACATAAGGGACCATTTACCATTATTTTTTACTCTCTCCATAAATAAATCTGAAATCCATAAAGCATAAAATAAATCACGACCTTTCAATTCTTCATCTCCATGGTTCTTTTTCATTTCTAAAAAATCTTCAATGTCAGCATGCCATGGTTCCAAATAAATTGCGAATGAACCATTACGCTTTCCGCCTCCTTGGTCAACGTATCGTGCGGTATTATTAAATACACGTAACATAGGTACTATACCATTTGAGGTACCATTTGTGCCTAAAATATGTGTTCCTTTCGCACGAACATTATGAATATGTAATCCAACACCACCAGCCCATTTAGAAATCATCGCACAGTCTTTTAATGTATTATAAATACCATCTAAACTATCATCTTCCATTGCTATTAAATAACAACTGGATAACTGTGGTCTAGGAGTTCCTGCGTTAAACAACGTTGGTGTAGCGTGTGTGAAATATTTTTGTGACATTAAATCATAGGTTTCTTTCACTAGGTTTAGTGAATTTTTGTTTTTTATATCTCCATGAATTCCGACAGCAGTTCTTAACCACATATGTTGTGGTCTTTCAATAATCCTGCTATTGAGCTTAAATAAATATGCTCTCTCCAATGTTTTAAATCCAAAATAGTCTATAAGATAATCTCTTTCATGAACAATCATATTGTCTAACTCTTTTATATACATTTTTGTAAATTGCCAGAGAGAATCAGAAACTAGTGGTCGATTTTCACCATGTACATCTTTAAACTCATACAAATCTTTCATAACATTATAAAATGAATGGTCTGTATTTTTTTGATGATTTGAGACAACAATTCTGCCGGCTAAAGTAGCATAATCTGGATGATTTGTTGACATCACAGCACATTGTTCAGCAGCTAATTCATCAATTTTTGATGTAGGAATTTTATCGTATAATTGGTCGATTACTTTCATTACAAGCGACTGGTAGTTTATATGAATCCCTGCTTCCAAACCTAATTTTCTGATTCTATTTAAAATCTTATCAAAAGATAAATCTTCTAGGTCACCATTTCTCTTAACTACGCGCATTTCCATTGTATTATCCATTTTATATACAATATTTTATCAAATTAGTTTTAAACCGATTTTTTTATTAATTAAATCAAAATATTTAATAAAATATATATTATATATATGAATAAATTTGTTTTTTTACTTTTAATAATAATAATAGCTGTCGGATTGCCATTAGTATTTAATATTTCTAATATTCTTGAAGGATATTCTAATTATTCATTAGACCAAGCAACTGGGTCTATTCCTGATTCACAAACGCAAGTATTAGTTCAAGATACTTATCCGCCAATTGGTAAAAACGAACTTTCAGATGATACATCAAGCGATATATGGTGGCATTACCCTATTTTTAAACTTGGATCATACGCACAGATTACAAATAATATAAGATATCCAAAAAATCCAGATAACGGAAGATGTATGCCTGCATCTATGTGCGGAGCATTATATTACGATAAAAAAATAGGAAATAATATTGTTAAACCATTACCTCCAGTTAATTCCGATTATGGAACAAGAATAGGTTATTTTACAACTGATGAACAAGTTATTACAAGTTTACCATACAGAACTGATATGCCGAACATTTTATATTAATTTTACGTTCAATTATTTTAATCTTTAATATATATATGTCTAATAATTCACCAATATCTCTTTCATTTGAAAACCAATCATTTTATGATATTGAAAGCGATTATTCATCACAAGACTCTGCGATTGAATCGCCTAATAATAATATTATTAATGATAATAATATTAGTAGATGTAATAAAATTCTGATTTTTAATAGAACTATTTACTTTTTATTTATATTATCAATTTCATTTATTATTTATGAACATTATGAAAGTATATTGTTTTATTTACATCAGATATATAATATTTTTTAAAATTAATTGTCAATTTTAATTATTTTTAGAAAACAATCATCATTTGTAATGTATTGTTTTGTGGGTTGTTCTTTTTTTGGTTTTTTATTAGGAGCTCTATGTTGAAAGCCTGTTATTCGCTCCTCCTCAATAGTTTTCCATACTTTTTCTAATTGTCCAACATTATTTTTAAACCATTCTTTGTTTCTAGATACTAAAACACAACTCAATTTCTCTAATCTCCAATATATAAATTTAAGAAATATATATTTATATGGTTCAGATTCATATTTATGTACGATTGTTTCCTCCCAGTTAGATATGTCGTCTGGTTTCCATAAATTTAAAGGCATATATTCATAGTAAGGTCTTCCGTCACTAGTATGAAAATGAACTATAATACCTTTATAGGACCCATCTTTTGTTGTTACATAACTATTAAATTCTTTATCATCAATAATACCTGAAGCTGAATCGTTTCTATAACTTTGATAGTCAGGATATTCTGTAAATTTAGTTTCTAAAAAATCACATTCATCTAAGTCACACACTTCCATCTGTAATTGCATCTGAACCCAATACTCCTTTTTTGGTATTCCATTTATTTCTCTATTTACAATATTTTTAATTTCTAGCATACGTCCATATCTTCCAGTGTTAGATTGAATGACAATACCATCAGGAGATGCGCCAATAAATTTATATAATGGATGTTTAATACAACCAAAATCTTCTACTTTTGAATCATAAATATGTTCATATAGCATTACAGATAAAGGTTCATACTTCTGACCCCAGTGTAAAGTCGTGTTTGTATTAATCATCTTAACTTCTTCATCTATTGGTTCTATTGAAAAATCTTTCAAAGGTTGACATTTTTCATAAATTAACTGATTTATTGTACTCTGACTTTCAAAAGCCTTCCATGCGTTACTCGCTGTAATTAAATTCCATCGAAATTGATACCATTCTGGTGTTCTTTGAACGGGTTGTGGTATTTCCCTCAATGATTGTATTTTTTTTTCAATAATAATTTTTTCATTTGTTTCTAGGTTATCAGCATCAGCATCGTCATCGTCATCATCTTCTTTAACTTGAATAGACCTTTCTGGATGAAAAGTAGTAATGTAAATATTAAAAGCATCTTCCAGCAAATCATCCATATCATCTTGAATATATTCACTATCTAGAATATGATCTTCCATTTGAACATAGAACATTTCTTTTATTTCTTCTAATAAAATATCATGAAAATTAGGTTCGGATATTACTGTTGGATTTTCTATCATGAACTCTTCCATAAGATGTAATGCTGTTTCAACAATTTCAATAGCATGTTCTTCCGTAAATATAGTAGGTTCATCTTCAAATACTAATTCACTTGTTATATCCTGTAATTCATCTAAATCTGATAAATATATAGTAACCATATATTACTATATATTGTTTAAATCTTTTTAATATTATTATATTAAAATTAATATTCCTCGTCTTCTTCAGAATCGGAATTATTAGTGCTACTTTCCTTTTTCCTAAAAGTTCCTTGACTCTTTTTAGGTGCTAAAGATTTAAGAGTTGATATTCTTTTATCAATATTTTTAAGTGTAAAATGCTTGCTATTTTTGATATAACATAATGCTGGTATTTCAATAATAGCACCTTTTTCTTTATCATATACAACGTCTTTCACACGTAATAATTTTTTACGGTCTAATGAGTCTTTTAAGAAAGAAAGTAATATCTTTTCTTCCTCTTCCGTTAAATTATTTTGTTTTTTATAAATTTCAACAAATTCTTGTAATTTCTTTGTTTTAACAGTTTTATTTAGTTTACACCATGGTTCGCTAATGTTATTGAATTTATCTTTTTCTAAGAATTTGTCAAGATTAGATAAATCATTTGATGATTTTGTTTCCGGTAATGAAACACCATTTAATAATAATGTTTTGTATTTAATATTCTTAAGTTCTACACATTCTGTAGTGGTCGATATTTCTTCCATCTTATAATATAATATGTAAAGTTAAGTTTAACTCAATTTCATAAAATATATATTTATTGTTGTATATTTATATCAATTATAAATTAAATATATATAAGTATTTTATATATGGAGGATTCAAATACTAAAAACGTGATATTTAATGTACGTAAAATAAATGAAAAACGTCAATCAATTGAACCCCTAAAAAAGAATAAGAATAAAAAGAGGATTGAAGCTGAAAATTGGACATTTAATTCTGATGATTACGCTCATGAAAATCAAATAAAAAATATAAAGAATTTATTTGAAAATAATTATATTTCAAAAGATGAAATGTCAAAAATAGTTTTACAACAAATAAATAGAAAAATATATGGATATAAACAACAAGATATTATTAAAAAACTTTTAGATACAGAAAAATTTATAAATTTGGAGTCTATAATTAATAAAATGATTGAATGCGAACTAAAATGTTATTATTGTAAGTGTGAAATGAATATTTTATATGATATAGTGAGAGAAATGAAACAATGGACTGTTGACAGAATTAATAATGATTTAGGTCATAATATCGATAACTATTATCTAGCATGTTTAGAATGTAATTTAAAGAGAAGAAGAAGGAGTGACGATAAATTTTTATTCACCAAACAAATGAAATTGGTAAAAATTTGTGAAGTGTCAAATAATGATGAGACTTCGTTAGTTTAATAATAATAAATAATCTTATAATATTATTAAATAATGGATTTTAACCAATATTTAGAAGAAAATAGATATACTGAATCATCAAAAAAAGAAGAGGACATTAACAACAAAAAATATTTACTTAAATGGAGTGATGGACAACCATATGAGAGAACAAGAAGAATGAAACATCAAATTCAAATAGAGAATGAAGAATTTAGTAAAAAAATGGAAACTACTGCGTATTCATCCTCTTTAAATCATGATGAAAATACATGGGACATTTTAAATCAAACTCTCTCGGGTTCAGGTTTTAAAGTTTCAAATAAGAGAGAAGAGCTTGGCGATAAATTGGCAAATCGTGATATGGTTCAACAAATAGGTTTCAATCCATTTTTAGGTCAAAGTAATTATGTCGATGATATATCAATTAGAGATCAATTTTTGAAACCAATTAATACTACTCAAGGTGAAAAAATTTAAAGAGTAAAATTTTTAAGCAAGCGACTTAGAACACATTGTATATAGTAATCTATTCATAAAGTAAGCGAGAAATGCGTTAAATAATATAATTACTCCAGCAGAAATTATTCTAAAGTTTAACTTGTTAAAATTAGTCATAACAAAATATAATTCATTCAAAATTATAATAATCATGCTTATAAAAAATATACCAGATACTATCAAGAAATAAACACAATTTGATTTATCTAAAGGTCCGAAAAAGGATGAAATAAATTTCAACATTATATTATATATAAAGTTTTTTATAATTTTAAATATTATAAAAATTAAACTACTTAAATAATTATTAAAGTATTTTAATAAATGAGTATTGTTAATAACTATACGACACAAAACGAATTATTACTAAATAATTTATTAGAGTTTTATCAGAGGGATGATAATTTAACTAAAATGTTGAAAATTATTACTGGAGAATCGAAAATTTCATTAAGAATCGTAGACTGGTTTGCTACTAATTACGCTAAGAAAAATTATACATTATATGATACAATAAATCATAGTGGCGAAAAAATTCGGTTTAAGGTTTACTTTGATTATAAGCTCAAATTGAAAGCATACAGTAAAAAAAGATTTGACCCATTTTGCCGCTGGGAAAGGATAAGCATTCCATATAAAAATGGAACATGTATTGAAACCACTATCGGACAATTGAACTTTTTCAAATGGGCACTCGAAAATGGTGTCATTAATTATATTGACGAAAATTATGATGTGATTGAAAAGGACATGAACAGTCGTAATAGTACGTCAAAGAGGAAGGAAGGTTTGATCGATAACGCGAAGACACGAAAGAAGAGAGAAGAGTTGTCAATTTCCGCTACTAAAAGCATCAAGAAAGAAGATGTTGAAATTGTTGTCAAGTTTCATTAGTGTTTGGTTTTGCTTTTAAAAACAAAAGCTTTCGTTTTTAGAAATCGAAAACAATTATATAAATAATGATTTAAAGACTAATTTATTATTTATGTATAATGGAAATGGAAACTATCAATATAGTTGAACTCATTGAAAAGAACCCTATAACAAAGTTATCAAAAGATTATAATGTTAAATTATTAACAAAAATTAAAGAACAATTTACCGATTTTGAACAACAATTATTTTTATCGAGTTTTTATTGTTATCTTAATTGCGACCCTAAAAATGATTTTGTAATTGATTTAGATAAAATATGGAAATGGTTAGGGTTTAGTCAAAAAGTAAACGCAAAAACTTTATTAGAAAAACAATTTATTATTGACAAAGATTATATAAAATCGCTTTTGTTGCAACAAAAGCAAACACCACAAACCAAAGGAGGTCAGAATAGAGAAATCTTTATGTTAAATATTGAAACTTTCAAGAAATTTTGTTTAAAAGCCGGGACAAAAAAAGCTGATGAAATTCATGATTACTACATTAAATTAGAAGAGTTAATACATAACATTACACAAGAAGAATGTAATGATTTAAAATTATTATTAGAACAAAAAAATAAAGAATTAGAAAACGGAAAATCACAGACAGAAAAGGAAAAAGAAGAATTAAAAGAAAAAACATTATTGGAACAATTTCCTTTAAACACTCAATGCATTTATATTGGATTAGTTGATAATAAAACTCTCGGCAAACCTAACAGCAAAATGTATCATGAAACAGTCATTAAATTTGGACAGAGTAATAATCTAAATGAAAGAGTGAAGACGCATAAAAAAACATATGATAATTTTAGATTATATAATGCTTTCAAGGTAAAAAATAAGATTGAGATTGAAAATTGTATTAAAAAACACCCTACATTAAAAAACAGATTAAGAATTGTAACGATAGATGATATAGCACATAGAGAATTAATCGCATTAGATGATGAAGAATTTACATTGGATAAAGTAGAACAATTAATTAAAGATGTAATTAGAGAGAATGAATATAATGTCGAAAATTATAATTTACTCTTAAAGAAAAATGACGAGTTACAAAATGAAATCTATAGATTAAAAGATGAAATTAGAGAACAGAGCAAGTCTTTAGAAAGTAGTAATAAAAAAATCCAAAAATTAGAATATGATGTTACAGAAGATATTAAATCTAAAATAGCAAGCAATTATGCTATTTGTAAATATGGATATTTTTTATATGCGTATCAATATGAAGATATGCGATTTGTATGTTCTATTACTAGACAAAAGGATTATGACACTCTTTTAAAAAATCTGAAAGAATTATATCCATCAGGCGAAATGATTTATAAGTTAAAATGTTCTTATCCATTAGCTGAACGAAATATGACGTTTCTTTTAAAGCATAATTGCTTATCTCTTGGACAGAATAAATTTGAGTGTTCGACTGATAATATTAAAAAGATATTAGATGTAGCTATCAAGTTAGAAGATTTATTAATGGAACAGGCTAAAGATATTGATACTTTATCAGATATTTTGTCTGGCAATAAAGTTGTAAAAAATAATGTTGATGTTGATCCTGAAGTTCCTGTTGTAAGAAAAGCTAAGCGTGCGATTGATAAAATTAATAAAGATACAGGTGAAGTGATCGCAACTTATGAAAGCATAGAAGCTGCTGGACGCGCTGAAAATTTAACAACAGGAACGGCAATCGGCACTGCAATTCGCGAGTCGCGTTTATGTAAAGGTTTTTTATGGCGTTATTCTGGTGTATCAAAAGAAGAACAATTCGCAGAACAACCTGTAATAAAAATTTGTTGTAAAAATGGAGAGAAAATGTGTTTTAAAAATATAGCTGAAGCAGCTAAGGACGCAAACGTTTCAGCTCCAGCATTAAGAAGACGTATATTAACAGATGTTCATGTAAATAATCACCATTGGGTATTTGATAAAAATGCTACACATTATAATTAAAAATTGTTATTTTATAAAATAATTTTTAATTTAAAATTAAAAAACTTAAAATAATAACATAGATAATATGTAATGGGAAACAAACAATCATCATCAATTAAAATAAATTACGAAGATGTCCAATATATAATAAAAAATTCAGAAGGACATTTATTAATAAATACTCTCTCTTCTACAGAACAAAATTGTTTAATACTTAATACGATAAATATAAATAATGAAGAAAATGTTATAAATAGTTGTATAAAAAGAGGTGCGAAAGACATAAAAATAGTGATATATGGTAAGAATAGTAACGATGAAAAATTATATAACAAATATAATCAGTTATATTCTCTCGGATTCTATAATGTATATATTTATACTGGAGGTTTATTTGAATGGTTAATGCTTCAAGATATTTATGGAGAGAATGAATTTCCAACAACAAAAAAAGAATTAGATATATTAAAATACAAACCAAATAAGGTTCTGAATGTGCCACTATTGGAATATTAATATTCTCTTTAAGTAGATTTATTTTAATATATTTCTCAAATACTTAAAGCCAGATACACTACATATTGAAGGAGAATTATGATATTTCATGAAATTTGATGAAAATACTTCCCTACACATGAAGAGAAAAATTTTGATTTAAAAAAAATGAAAAGTATTTGAACTTTTGAAAAATGGACAAAAAAAATGTCCAAAATTGGATAGGCGAAAAAGTCCTTACTGACGAAAAATTTTTGTTACGATGTTGAAAAATTATCGTCATAAACTAAATCATTAAAAATATTTTGTTATTGTAAATTTTTCGTAATTTTTTTGAAGTTTTTTTTCTTGATGGAAATAAATGGAAACTTTAGGAAATAATTTAGTGGCAAAAAGTGGCACGGAAAATTACTATTGTAAAAAATGTGACTATAAATGCTCTAAAAAATATAATTGGGAAAAACACATATTGACACTAAAACATAATATGGAAATAAATGGAAATGGCAAGGAAATGGCAAAGTGGCAAAAAGTGGCAAATCATCGATGTAATAATTGTGAAAAAGAGTTTAAGACTAATGCTGGTTTATGGAAACATAAACAAAAATGTATTTCTAATAATATTGAGACGTCCAACAAACTCAGCGAACTCGATAAAGATGAACTTATAATTACCCTTCTTAAACAAAACGCTGAACTCATAAAAGGTCAGCAAGACATGATGATTAACCAACAAGATATTATGCTTAAATTAACTGAAAATGGAATAACAAATAATAGTCATAATAATACGAATTCTCATAATAAAGCATTCAATCTGAATTTCTTTTTAAATGAAACATGTAAAAACGCAATGAATATAACTGATTTTGTTGATTCCATAAAACTACAACTGATTGATCTTATGGATGTAGGCGAATTAGGATATGTAGATGGAATTTCAAAGATTATAGTTAAAAATTTAAATAACTTAGATGAAAGCATCAGACCAATACACTGCACTGACAAGAAAAGAGAAACCATGTATATAAAAGATCAAGGACAATGGAATAAAGAAGATGATAAGAAAACTAAACTAAAGAAAGCAATAAACAAAATTGTCGATAAAAATATAAGATTACTTCCACAGTTTCGAGAGAAATACCCTGATTATAAAGATTCCAGATCAAAAATTTCAGACATCCATGATAAACTAGTTATAGAAGTAATGGATACAGACGATAATAAGAAGGAAAAAATTATACATAATATTTCTAAAGTAACTGGTATAAAGGGGAATTAATTATTTTAATTTTTATTTTAATTTAGTAAATACTTATCAATCGCAATATTAGATAATTCATCAGCCCGTTTATTTTGGTTTCTATATACGTGACAATATTCAATATTATCAAAAAATGCTTCAATTTCTTTAGCTTTTTCATACAAACCAATTAAATTTATAGATTTACATTTATAGAACCCTTTCATTTGGTTAATTACTAATAAACTATCACCTTCTACTTTAATATTTTTAATATTAAGAACACGGGCTTGTTGTAGTCCTAATATCAACCCAGCATATTCAGCATGATTATTTGTAGCGTTCTCTCCAACAAGAAAATCCTCAGACCATATTTCTTGACCGAAATGATATATAACAGCACCTGCGCCTGCTAATCCAGGGTTGCCTTTGGCACAACCATCAAAATTTAGTTTATAATCAAATTCAGGATATATTTTAATATTTTTCTTGTTATCTTTTTTAAAATTTGTGTCAATTTTTGGCAGCATATTACTATATAGATATATTAATAAGATATATCTATATTACTTATATTTATATAAAAATTTACTTAAATATATTTATATTAAGTAATATAAAGAATGTTATATTGGCTACTATTTTTCTCGTTATTTTTAAACTCGGTTTTATCTGATACTGAATGTCCATATGTATCAGCAATTGGAGACAGACGTATCAATAAAGATAAATTACGCTTAGTTCAGTATAATGTAGAATGGTTATTTATTGACTATTATAGTCCTATGAATTGTCCAGGTAGTGGTTGTACATGGGTTAATCAAAGTGAAGCAGATATTCATATGGATTATGTTACAAAAGTTGTTAAAGAATTAAATCCAGATATTATAAATTTTTGTGAGATAGAAGGATGTGATGAACTTAGTATTTTAAAAGATAAATTAAATGATAATACATATAATACTTACTTGAAAAAGGGGACTGATACAAGTACCGGTCAAAATGTAGGTATGCTTACACGAGTAGACCCTCTAGTTAATTTATATAGAACTGAGTTAAAATATAGTTATCCAATATCAGGATCAAAATGCGGATATACTGGTTCAAGTGGTTCATCAGGAGTAAGTAAACATTATATAACAGAATTTAAATTGAATGGATATAATATTGCGTTTATAGCAGCTCATTTACTGGCTATACCAACAGACTCATCAAGATGTGCTCAGAGAGAAGCTCAAGCATCTGTTTTACAAAATATTATTTTTAATTATATTAGTAAAGATTATGAAATAATTATGCTTGGTGATTTTAACGACTATGATGCTGAAGTTCTTGATATAAATGGTAATAAACCTACTTCAAGAGTTTTAGATATTTTAAAAGGCAATCAAGGCGAATTAAGTGGTCTCTATACACTTCATAATGTAGCGGAAGAAATTGTTCAAAATGAACGATATAGTGATTGGTGGGATTCTGATAAAAATTGTAATACATCATCCCAAAAAGATTTTTCGATGATAGACCATGTATTAGTTACAGATGCTATAAGAAAAAATATAGCTGATGTTTATATTTATCATGGATACAACGAATATTGTGGAAAATATAATTCAGACCATTTTCCAGTGGTTGTAGATTTAATCTTATAAATATTTTGCTTTATTTGTGTATGAAACTTTTAATAGTTAAAACCCACTCATCTAAAATATTTTTATTTTTATAAATATCATTATTTCCGTTTAATATTAATTGTTCTTCACATACACATTCATTTGATGATGTATCTAGCATTTTTTCATGATATTTATCGCACGATTGAAGATATTCGATTGGAATATTACTTTCACCATCTCTGTGTCTTTTGACTATACGTTCATGGCAGATTTCAGGGTCAGTTTTAACATAAATAATTTTATCAATAGGATATTCTTTAGAAAAAGCATCAAACCATTTTAAGTAAATTTGATAATTTATGTGTTCAATTTTTCCAGAATCATACAACATTTTCGCAAATACCATTTTATCAGTACATAAACTTCTCTCTGTAATAATAATATATTTAGAGATTTGAGTATCACTATCATTTTTACTATGTAAAGATTTAATCTGTAATACAGTATCCTTCAATAAATTTAAACGTGAAATATATGCCATCATTTGAAATGAAAATGAATACTTATCTTGATCGCTATAAAATTTCTCTAGAATCGTGACATCATTCTCATCTTTAATATTAGACCATTCATCAACAGGTTCTTTTAAGAAAATGATATAAGGATTATTATTGAATTCTTTTTTTAAATTGTCTAATAGGGTAGACTTTCCAGAACCAATATTACCTTCAATAGAAACAATTTGAAATTCCATGACTATATATATTTTATAGATTAATTTTTATACCTATTTAAAATATCAATTTTATTTAATAAAAAAATTGATATTTAAAATAAATATAAAGATAAAAGCATATTATTAAGTAATTAAACCAACACTAAGATGGACTTAAAACAACGTAAACTTAACAAGTCTGAATGGGAATCAATTGAGATTCCTGTTTCTGAATCTGAGTTAGATATTTTACAACTAATTATTAAGGGTTTTCATGATGTATTGATTAGAATTAATAATACCAATTCTATCTTTACATTTTTAAAGATAGAATTTTCAGAAAAGATGGAAGATTATATATATAATAGATATTTGCGAACAAGAGCTGAAAAAATTGAAGATAAAATTAAGGAATTATCTAGAGATTATAAGTCAATGAAAATTGACGCAAATATAAAACCAAATTCAGCTGATAAGATAAGATTAGAAAGATTTGATGAAGCGTCTATTAAAAATAACGATATTTATGAGTTTATATTGTTAGAAATTATAGAAAAATTATTATTAAATGTAAAAACAAATAATGTAAAATTATTTCATTATTATTATTATACTCTTTATAAACTTATTAGAAATAATGTAATTCGTTTAAATAGACATTTAAAACAATTAACACTTATTATTCTTAATAAATTTGAGGATGATATTGATAAATCTATTATTATAGAAAATGCTGTAGATTTTATTGAGAAAAATACCAAATTACTTAAATACGGAGATTTAGTGCTTTATGAACATCAAAAGGAAATATTTACTGTAATAAAAACGCCAGGACCTAAATTAATATTATATATGGCTCCAACTGGAACAGGTAAAACATTAACTCCAATCGCTTTATCAGAACAAAAAAAAATTATATTTGTATGCGCTGCTAGACATGTAGGGTTAGCATTAGCTAGGTCAGCTATATCAGTAAATAAAAAGGTCGCATTTGCGTTTGGTTGTTCAAGTGCTGATGATATAAGATTACACTATTTTGCGGCAAAAGAATATACATTAAATAAAAGAACCGGCGCCATTAAGAAAGTAGATAATAGTGTAGGAGATAATGTTGAGATTATTATTTGTGATATTAGGTCTTATTTACCAGCAATGTATTATATGCTAGCATTCTTTCCGGCAAATGATATAGTAACGTATTGGGATGAACCAACAATTACAATGGATTATGACGAACATGAATTTCATAAAACAATTAGAAAAAATTGGAAGGAAAATGTTATTCCAACTGTAGTATTATCATCGGCAACTTTACCAAAAGAAAATGAATTAACAGAAACGATTCCTGATTTCTTAAATAAATTTCCTGGAGCACAAATATGTAATATTATAAGTCACGATTGTAAAAAATCTATTCCAATAGTGAATAAGGATGGTTATGTAGTTCTGCCGCATTATTTAACAGATAAATATGACGAAATGTTGAAGATCGCAAATCATTGTAGTAATTATCTAACATTATTAAGATATTTTGATTTAAAAGAAGTAGTAGAATTTATTACGTTTGTTAATAAAAATAGCTACGCTAGCAATAGAATGCGTTTAGATCGACATTTTGAAGATTTAAATTCTATAAATATGAAAAATATTAAAATTTATTATATTGAAATGTTAAAAAATATTAATATCCTAAATTGGTCTTTAATTTATAGACATTTTATCGATAATAGAAGACCGCGAATATTAGAAAATACAGTAATTGATTCAAAAGGAAATAAAATTCAAAAGGTGCGCAGTTTAGGTCCAGGCATTGGTTCAACATCAACAAATTCATTACTAGGAGCCCCTATTTCTAGATTAGCATCTGAACAAATAATACATAGGGAACCTGTTCCTCAAGGAACATCGGGCGTGTATGTTACAACTAAAGATGCGTACACATTAACTGATGGTCCAACTATATTTATTTCAAATGACATTGAGAAAATTTCTAAATTTTGTGTTCAGCAAGCAAATATTCCAAATGCTGTTATGGAAGATATTATGAAAAAGATTGAATACAATAATATTATTAATCAACAAATCAACGATATAGAAGATGAAATAGATGTAATTAAAGAAGAAGTCGAAAAGCGTGTAAAAAATAGTGTAGATGAATTTCATAAAGGAACTCGTGTAACTGGAAGAACTAAAAGTAATAAAGACCCTAAAAAGTTGAGTAAAGATGTTCCAGATGAAATGTTAAACAAAGGAGCTTTGAATAAAATGACTGAAAGAGTGAATGGATTACGAGCAATGATTAAACGAGCTTCATTGAATGACGCATTTATTCCAAATAAAAAAGCTCATATTGATAGATGGGCACCAGATTCATCTATTACAAACGCATTTTCAAGTTCAATTGACGAACAAATAGTATCTGATATAATGGCGCTGAATAAAGTGGATAATTTATGGAAAGTATTACTTATGATGGGAATTGGTGTATTTATTAATCATGAAAATATTACTTATACAGAAATTATGAAAAAATTAGCTGACGAGCAGAAATTGTATATGATTATTGCTTCCAGTGATTATATTTACGGAACAAATTATCAATTTTGTCATGGTTTCTTGAGCAAAGATTTGGATTTAACTCAAGAAAAAGTAATTCAAGCTATGGGACGAATTGGAAGAAATAATATTCAACAGACTTATACAGTTCGGTTTAGAGATGATTCGCAGATATTAAAGTTATTTACTTCTGATACTGAAAAACCAGAGGTAATAAATATGAATAAGTTGTTTAATTCTAATAAGGTTAAATATGAGAATGGTGAATATATTGAGATTCCAGATGATGATGATGCTGATTTAATTGAAGAAACTTGTGAAGATTTTGAACCATATAATTCAAATGAAGAAGAAGTAACACATACTACTTCAAATGTGGTTTTACAAGACGTTGATGAAGATGCTTAAATATATATTTATGGCATATCTGAACTTTGAGGCATTGGTATAAGTCTAATATAAAAAGAAGTATTTCTCCATCTATTTCCATATACATCTCTTAAAGTATATTCATCATGATAATTAATTTTAGGTGCTAATTCTGGGTCACGTCCATTAATATTGTTATATTGGTCGCCTTCTATAATTTCAATATTCCGATTAGGTTCATAATAGTTAAATTCATTTTCAACTGATTCTATGAATTTTTTAATTGTAATATCAGGATTAAATGAAAAATAAAATGTTCTCTCTGTATAAGCAATTTTAAAATAAAATGTATAAAATTCATTTATTTCAGACATTAATAATTAATAGAAATATTTATATTTATATTAATTTATATTTAAAATAATAAAATGACTGATAATTTTGCTCCTAATTCTTTATAATAAAAATTATTATATGGAATATTATTTTGTAATGATTTTGCTAATGTTTTATCACTCATCTTGAGTTCTCTAATACAATCATACTTACACGAAAATTCTTTAATTAAATCATACTGTCCTATTCCACTTTTATATAGTAATGGCTCTCCATTTTTCACTTCAAAATCTTGTATTAAATTCTGTTTATGAGCCACAAACCAAATAAATGTGGTCAGATGATAATTTTTCAATTATATCAAGAAATATTCCTCCTTCTAATAATTGACCTTTATTACAATTTTTATATTCATCATAATTTATATCATTACAATTACAATATACACCATAATTTATATAATGTTTTTTTTGTTGTTCTTCATCACAATATTTTATATATTTATTAAAATATTCTTCAGTTATAATTTCAGAAAGCCATTTCTCTGCCTCTAAAATAGCATCTTTTTCAGTTTTTCCAAATTCAAATTCTATAGTATATTTTTTATGGCAAAAACATCTAAATATATCAAATGTAATTTTCTTAACATACTTAATTTTGTCATCAATTTCAGTAAGGTATCTATAATTGAATATATTTTCATTTCCAATAAAATATGCTCCATATTTTTGTTTGACTTTTACTTTTAACAACATAATTTGTTCATTAATGTCATATTCTTCTGGTAATACCATTTTTAAGTTTAGTCTTACATCATTATGCATTTTATCAAATACTAAATGTTCTTTTCCTCTAGTGTTTATTAAAGAAACATATTTTGGTAATTGAATTCCTGTCTTTTCTGGATAAATATTCTTTTCTAAATCGTCCACTACTTTATTAGCTTGTTTTAATTTATCTTGTATAGAAATTTTTTCTGATTTAGTTGTGACCCAATGTTTATCTAATTTTGGATGTTTTTCGACTTTGAAAAATTCTCGTTTTTTTGTATGTTCTTTATCTAACCATTCATGATAGTAAACTACATATTTTTTCATCATTTCTTGTGTTATTCCTTCAGGTAAATCTTTAGCACTATGTTTTCTCTCTCTCTTTGTTCCATTTTTTATACCCTTTGAATTTTGTTCTTGTTCTTTTCTTGTAGCAATTCTTAAATTTTCCCAAGTATTATTTAATGGGTCTTGGTCTATATGGTCTACACTAATATTTTTTGTCCCTTTTCCATTACCATAACATCCTGTTATAATTTGATGAATATATATATTTAATGAACAAAGTATATAACCATTTTGATGCTTATACCAAGTAATTTTTTTTTTGATAGATTCTTCATAATCTAAAATTTTTTGATAACTTTCAGAACACAGCTTACAAATAGTGTCTTTTTCACAATACATTAATAAATATTCTTTATCATTTTCTTTTATCTTCCATAAAGGATTTTTCATTATATTTGCGTCTTGACCTGATGTTATATAATGACCTTTTATATATTCAATAACATTATATTTCTTTATAATATTTTCATGATAAAAGTGATATATTTCAACATTACATTGTCTTAAATCATAATTATTATTATTATTAAACTTAAAATACACACTTTCATTGTTATAATTAAATATAAAATCTAAATAAGTAAATCTTTTATAGTTATAAGTATAAGATGGATAAATCTCATTTTCAAAATCATTAAATATAAAATTTTTATTGAAATTTATAATCTTATCCTTATCTTTATAGTCAATAAGATAAACTTTATCACCAAAAGTAATAGTTCCACAATTTAATAATTCATCTGTTCCATATACTGGTTTCATTTTTGATAATATTTTATTATCATTCGCTTCAAAATATGAATCAATTTTATTAATATTCATATTATGATATTATTTGTAATGTAGTCTTTAAGTAGTTTTGGGAAATAAAAAATAAAATATAATTGTATATAATTTTGAATACCACCCAGACCGCTCAGTTGGAATATGCTAAACCTCCCATACCACTCATAATACGTAAGACGTTATAGTTAGTGGCGTAGACGCGAACCTTAGCAGTCTTGGTTCCCTCAACAGTGGCATTTGACAAGACCAATTGAAGTGTGGCGTTATCAATTCTGGAGAAGTTGCAGGTGCCGCTTGGTTGGTGTTCCTCTGGACGAAGAGCGAATGAGTAAACATTAATACCTTCATCAGGGTTGCGGGTGTGGGCTTGGTAAGGTTGGACCCAAGAGAAGTAGGTTCCTTCACGCTCAGAGAAGCGATCTTGGCCGTTAAGTTGAAGCTTAGCGGTGACAACAGGATTCATACCCCAACAGTGCATGTCAAGAGAGGTCTCAGACAAGACGAAGGTGCCGGCATCAGAGACACCAGAGTTTTCGTTGTGAGAAGCGCTAGTTCCAGATTGAAGAGCAGCAATAGTGGCAGCATCAAGACCTTCGGTATTCAAAGGAACTTGAGGTCCACCCATGTTGACTTCGTTGTAAGGGTTGGAAGGTCCGTGCCAGTATCCAGTGAATGAACCGAACATAGCTTCGGGATTGTAGTCAAGAGCACCAGCATCTTGGAAGAGACCACGGGCATCAATGTAAGCACGGGAATCAGCAGCAAGACCAGCAGGTCCACCGAAGGCATGGATGGCATTGGGAAGAGCATCGATGGCATCAGTGTAGTTGAAAGGTTGAGCACCAAGAACCTTGAATAAAAGAGCATCACAAGTTAAGGATGAGCAGTAATCAACGTTTTGGTCAGGTTGAACAACCCAGATCAACTCCTTAACGGGATGGTTGAAGTTCAACTTAATCTTGTTGGATGAAGAACCGACAGACTCGTCACCAGTGAATTGAAGTTGAGTAATCAAATACTCGTGAGGGTTTTGTGCCATTCTTCTACGTTCATCAGTGTCCAAAAACACGTAATCAACATACAAAGAAGCAGCGACCAAAGATTGGTTGTAAGCAATGGTAGCAGGAACAGGACGTCCAACAGAGTATTGGTTAGCAGCACCACCATAAGGGTTAGAATTGCAGTTCAAGGTAGTAACAGCCCACAAACATTCATCAATAGGTCTGATATCAAGATTAATCTTGACTTCGTGGTATTGAAGAGCAATCAAAGGAAGAGCAAGTCCAGGGTTGGTACAGAACCAAAATTGAAGAGGAACATACAATGTGGTTTCAGGAAGAGCATTGCGAGGAGCGCAAACTTGACGAGGAGCCATAGAGTCACAAGGTGATTCGACGTCAGAGAAGGAAGGATCAGTGATGAAGGTAAGTTGGGTAGTGTTACCAATCATCTTGAAGTAACCGCGTTGTTGTTCAGAAGTCATGGTCAATTGGTTCCAGATGTGCATCCAGTCACCATATTGACGATCAATTCTTTGACCACCGATTTCAACCTCAACTTGAGCAATCAATTGCTCACCAGGGAAATCAAGCCAACGGGCATAAACACCGGTATTTTGTCCGGTTGTGTAGTTTCCGAGACCCATAAGTTGGTTGATCTCAGGAAGAGTAACTTGTAAATAAGTACGGTAAGCAAGATCTCCGTTTCTGGAGATAACACATTGGACACGACGTCCAAAATCGGCTTGACCGTTGAAAGTTTGTTCGATTGATTCGATGGCAAAGTTAGTGTATCTACGATACGTAACTTTCCAGAAAGTGATTTGAGGATTACCTGTACATTTCCTCTACCTTATTTTTCAATAAGGATTAGACTATATCTTAAAAAGAATTTACATATTTTTTTGTATTGCTAATTCTATATTTAACGCAAATTCTTCCGAAAACCATTTAGTCGTTGAACCTTCTTCTTTAAATTTTTCTAATTTTTCTAAAATATTAGTTATTTGATTTAGATCTATATTTTGTTTTTTTGACGAATTGTAAGCAGTAGTAACTGGCATTAAATTCGTCCAATTCCAACATTGTAACTTTTGTTTTTCATCAGTTAAATCAAATTTGCTTACTGGTATAATATGATCTATAGACCAAAATGAACCATAATTTTCCCAATTCATTTCACTAGTAAAGTTGAACTCAAACCATTCTCGTAAAAATTGAATATTACAACCGATATAATTCATAGTAGAATTATCCTTATCAAGAACTGCTCTTAATCTCGCAGCTAATGATTTTTTAATTCTATAATTCGCATTACACATCCTTTCATTTTTACACCAATCATTTTTTTGTTCTCTCAAAAAAATTGGATAACATAATAAACAAATTTTTTTCTTGTAAAACTTTTTTAATTTGGCAAAATCTTTCAATGCTTTTTCTTCATTACATTTCTCGCATTTTGCCAATACTGTTTCTGCTCGTTTACGTCGTAAATTTATTTTTCTTAATTTATCCATTTCATTTGAACATGATTTACATGTGTTAGAATATCTTTTGCCTTCATATAGGCGATATTTTTCGATTGGTTGGAATAATTTACATTTAGCACATTGTTTGCTTTCTAGTTCCATATTATACTTATAATCACTAATATTTTATATTGTTTTTATATTATTTAAAGAAGCTTGGATGCTCATTGCCCATTTCTAAAATAGTATATTTTATCATCTTATTCATTGTTACTATACCCAAGTTTTTTGTCTTGGCCACACTTTTTTCACAAAAAATGTTTAGTAGAATAAGTTTTAGGGGTTTCAAGCAGTTTGATTTTCTCACTAGGGCTTTTCAAATTAAATAAGTATTTAATTTCCCTAATTAACGTCAGTGGTACATTCAGTATCCACAAAGGGCTTTATTGAGTATCTTATTTTTTCGATACTCCCCGACGTTTTTCTACCCTACAGGCTTTTAAGGTATACGTCCTGTGCTCCATAAGCTACTAGTTGCATTAGACCGCCGCCCATTTTTATAATATCCCTAAAGAAAAAAATTTTTGAAATTTTAATTTAATTCAAAATAATTAATTATTAATTTAATTAATTATTTTGGCTATTTTTATTATGAAATTATTTTATTCAAATCTAAATTGGTTTTCATAAATTTTAATAAATAAGTATCCTCAAGCACTTCCTTTTTTCCTTCATGATTTTTAGAAAAAACATAAGAATCTCCACGTTTTTTTACAGACCATCCTTGCTCAATTGAATTAAATAGAAGCAGCATTTTTTGAAATTTTATTGAATCTACTTTAAAATTTTTTTCGTCTAAATCTTTTAAAGAGTCTATATTAATCTTAAAATCCATTAAAGAATAAATAGAAAACTTTAATTATTTTTTAACTTATTTATGCTTTTATAATTATTCTTTTATAAAATAATTACAGATGGTTTGTAATTTGTTCTACAATAAATTTTAAAATTGAAATAAATGTAATAGTAATATAAAAATTACACTTAATAAATATAATGGAGACTTTACCACACGAGCGCTGTAATTTTATAACTGAAGACAAACTTGTATTAGTTGGAGCCAGACCAGAAACTTATACATTAGATAAATTATTAGATTATGGAATAACTACATTTGTAAATTTAGAAGAAAATGATGAACCATGGTATAAGGAACGATTATCGTATGATTCAAAATATAAAATAATGTCATTGCCTATTAAAAATGGTTCAGTTCCTAATAAAACAGAAGCAATGAATTTAGTAGAAGATTTACTACAATGTTGGAAAAATAAAGAAAAAATTTACATACATTGTAAAGGCGGACATGGAAGAGCCGGATTAATTGGTTCATTATTTGTAGGGATTGCTTATTCATTTGATGCGTTTGAAGCAATTCAACATATAGAAAAGTGTCGAATGACAAGAATAGACAAAAGTAGAAATTTTATTCCAACACCAGAAACACAAAAACAAGTAAATTTCATAGTTAAAATATTAAAGTTAAAACAAGGACATAATGCTCCAGAAAGAAATGATGATTCGTGGTTAAAAATTGTAAAAAATGAAAGGAAAAAGCATAAAATCAACACAGAAAAAATAACGACAGTCACCGAAAATAACAATAATATATATTTTTATGAAAAAAATGACCCTTATTATGAATTTTCCAACTTTTATTTATGTAAATTTACTTATAACGGAATTATGTATGATTCTCCAGAACACGCATTTCAAGCAGCGAAATTCTTACATGATAAATCATCTCCACAAGAAATTGAATATAGTGAAATTATTAGAAAAGCCAATACACCAAATATTTCGAGAATTCTTGGACTACAAAAAATATCTGGAGGATATCAGTGGAGAATCAAATTAAATGGAAATATTAAAAAATCAATTGAAGAAGGTGTTAAAATGAGAGAAGATTGGGATAGTGTTAAAGTACAAATAATGCAAGAAATTTTATTACAAAAATTTTCTCAAAACGAACATTGTAAACAATTGCTTATGATGACTGGAGATAAAATATTAATAGAAAATTCTCCAAGAGACCCATTTTGGGGAGTTCCACTTAATATGCTTGGTAAAACTTTAATGAATGTTCGTAAAATTTTATCAGAAACTAAAACCGTTTAAATAAGAAAAATTTAAAATAATAAATTTATATTTTTTATACCTCACAAGCAACTCTTATATCATGTTCAAAAGAATCTTTACATTCATCATCAATTGACTCTTTAAATTCGTCGATAATAGTATTGTCAATTTCTTCATTCTCATCTACTACCGTACAATCAGCAGTTGCTGTATCTATACCTACAGAATTTCTTGATACAAGATAATTGATGCCATAACTAATTTCTTCCCTTATAATAAATATTTGATCTTTAAATACATTTATTATCAAAGCAGCTACAAAAAGTATTCCAATTATTATAATAACTACAATATAAGATGTTCCTAGTTTCATTTTGATTGTTAATATCTAAATAAATATATTGTAGTAAATCAATTTTATTTTATTATTTAAAATAAATATTTTTACTTTATTATTAATTAAATAAATTTTATTTAAAATATTAAAGAAACAATGCCAACTTTTAAACCAAAAGCAAATAAAAAGATTAAGTATAATAAAAAAACGGCAGTTACGCTTGATACTAAGCATAAGGAATTTTTAAATGAATTTTCGAAAGATGAACTAACAATTGTAGACTATAAAGAACAATTGAATGAATTAAATAAAAAATTAGAAGACGAAAATGATAGTTTAAATATTGAAGAGAGATTAGAAATTATAGATACTATAAACGAAATAAAAGAAAATATAAAAGAGATGAAATTAAAAAAGAAACATTATTTATTAGATAACTCAAAATATATTTTTGAGTATTTTGAAAACAAAAAAAACATATCAACAGGAACTAAAAATGAAACTATCACAAATAAGTCTAAACTTGTTAATAATTTTTTTAAGATAAAAGAAGAAACAAAAGATACGAGTATTATTCAAAATAATAACAATAACATTGTTTTAAAATATCTGACCAATGTTAGCGATGATTTTTTAGATATAAATAATTTTGTGTATCAGACGGACATATGTGAAATTTGTCATAAAGGGGAATTAATACCACTGGAAGAGGAAGGTATACTAGTATGTAATGTTTGTTCGAGAAATATACCTTATCTTATTGAGAATGAAAAACCATCATATAAAGAACCACCAAAGGAAGTTTGTTTTTACGCTTATAAAAGAATAAATCATTTTAAGGAAATTCTAGCGCAATTTCAAGGCAAAGAAACAACACAAATACCTGTAGATGTTATTGAAAATATTAAACTACAAATTAAAAAAGAGAGAATTTCAATCTCTCAAATAACAAATTTAAAAACAAAAGAAATTCTAAAAAAATTAGGCTATAATAAATACTATGAACATATACCATTTATTAAAGATAAATTAGGAATTAAACCTCCAATTATGTCACCTGAATTAGAAGAGACTTTATGTAATTTATTTATTGAATTACAAGCACCATATTCAAAATATTGCCCTGATGATCGTGTAAATTTTTTAAATTATTATTATACGGCTTATAAATTATGTGAATTATTAGGTGAAGAAAAATATCTAGAGCATTTTCCTATGTTAAAAGACCCTGAGAAAAGAATGGAACAAGACGTTATCTGGAAAAAAATATGTCAAGAATTAGATTGGGAATTTATACCAACCGTTTAAAATGTTTTATATGGGAAAAGTTTTAGCATATTTGTATTATAAATAGAATAATTTGGGTCATAATTATTAGCACCTACACCTCTTCCAAAACAACCACCTTTTTGTCTTCTATTTTTCTTTGTTTTTCTATTTTTTTTACCTTTTCGAATACTTTTTCTGCGTCTTCTTTTACCACCAGTTTCATCTGGACCTGTTGTATATCCCGACATAATACTTTCATTCATATCTAAATCTGATTCATGTAATGAACCATGTGATTCAAACGAATCATCTAAATTAAATGTTTGAGAGTTTAAATCTGGAATGTTAGAATTATTTTGTCCGTATCTATGTTCTATTTCATCCATAACTTGCTGAGCGAGTCCATCTATATTACCTTCAAAATCAGATAATAAAATATTATATAATTCAATTATCTCATCAAACGGAACATTTAATTCTTGTATTCGAACTATGTAAATATCAAACCCTCTCTGTTCGAGTTGTTGAATTTGTTCAACAGATAACGCGCCACCTTTCATTGTTCTATTTCTTTGTCTTTGTCTTTGTCTTTTTCTATGTCTAGTATGTCGTTTTGCCATAATATATTATTGTTAGATTTAAATATATTTATCTAAAAGTTCACCAGATTTATTAAAAATCCAAATTTCATATTTAAATCCTAAATCTTTTGCTGCTTTTTGTTTTTCAAAGACATTATTTTTTTCTTGATTTGTAAAAGTAGATTTTACTTCAACACATCTATTTTGAGATTTAATATAAAAATCAACATAGTGTCTACATAGTTTATTATATTTATCATTATACCAAATTTCAGGAACCTCGTTTCTTTTTGTAAATATATCATTTTCATTAATTTGTTCGACAAATAATAAATGGTCTAACATAAAATTTTCATAACCTTGAAGGTATGTAATTTTTCCAGATGGTAATATGTATTGTTTTTTATTATACGCGTTTTGTAATATTTTTTCAGCAATTTCTGGATTTTGTGAATGATGTGGAACTCCATATCTATCTAAATTAGTTTTTATAACTTTTTCTTTAAATTCTTGAGTTTCAAAATAACATTTTACACCGTATTTTTTAAAATTTGTATAATAAGTTTTTTCTTTTATATTTATATTTTGTTGTGGATTTTCAACACCATATTTTACTAAATTTGTTTGTTTGATTTGTTCTCTTATTTGTTTTGATTGTAAAACATATTCAACACCATATTTTTCCATTGATTTGTCTTTAATTTGTTGTTTAATTTTATCTGATTGTGAAACATATTCAACTCCATATTTTTGTAAAATTGTTTCTTTTAATTTATCTTTAAAACTTTTATTTTTCATAGGATTATCAACACCATATTTTTTTATATTAGTATTTTTTATTTTTAATTTACCAATCTCTTTACTACAGTCAGTACAATAACCATCTAATTTTAGTAATTCACGAAATGGTTTTTTAAATGTATTTTTACAATTATTATTTTTACAAAATCCTTCAATAACAGAATCTCTATTTATAAATTCATGAGAATAATCATTCACTAAAATAATATTATTTTTTTCACAAAATTCCAATAACATGTTTGTATCATATTTTACTTTAAAATCTCTTATTTTC